ATTCTCACCAACACAAGAGAACATTAAAGGCACAGCCTTTGGTGTATGGCAAGCAGTAGTTGAGTATGCAGATTACTATGCAAGTGGTGGCGAAAAGAACCGCACACTTGCTACAATTACTGGTCGCAATGATGCTATAAAAAACAGAGCGTTAGCAGCAGTGCTATCAGCATAATAGAATTGGCTCGCAATGATACACGAGTAAGAGTGTCGTAGTCGGCACCGCCAATCGCAGAACTTATATGGTTTTTCATAGTTTCCGATATAAGGGACACCTCACTGGGTTGCTCCGCCAGTGGCGAACACGGAGCACACAACAACGAGAGGGAAAAATGAACACAATCGATATAACAAATCCAGAAACAAATGATATAGTAACCTATACCGAAGCAGAAGTATTACGCTTTATTCAAACCAATGTAAGGTTAAGGACATTTGAACGTGACACACTCTATAAAGTTCGAGACTTCTTTAGTGAAGGTGAATGGGAAGATGGTTCTACGACATTCACTCGTAATGAAGTCAACACATTGTTACGTGCTATCGGAGCCGACCCAATACGTGGTAAGTGGAGCGCAACAATTAATATCACTGCAACAGTTACTGGATACGAAGCCGAAGACGAAGATGATGCCATTAATTGTATCGAAAACGATGTCGAATTAAACATCGGTAATGGAGATATATCACTAGATACTATTGAAGTATCAGATGTAGAGATAGATGAGTAATGCATTTGTTCCATACAATGGCACTGCTGGCTGGTCAGGAACAGAGACTAGTAAAGAGCGTGCCTTGTATAACCTTCGCACTGGTAAGGAATATAACAACCAACAAAAAGCGTTAGCCTTACTAAAAGAAGCCCGTGCTAACGGGCTAACCTGGAAAGAGTTTGGTGAACAAGCAGACATACATCACGGTAGTGCAAGTGGTGTGTTGTCAGTATTACATCAGGCTGGTGCTATACTAAGAGGCACACGTGTTCGCAATGGTTGTAAGATTTATTACAGCATAGAATACAGTGATGCTATAGCGCATGAACCATACAAAAAGAAACAGAAACTTTGCCCTGCGTGCGGGCATGACATCAATACATAGTCCGTCAACTATGTTATGATGGGGACACTAGAGTGGGTAGGTTTTGGCTCTCTCCTTGTCCTACCCACTACTAGTTTAATCAAAGGAGAAGTATGGCGGAAGTAGAAATTGCCAGAGATAGATACGGCAGACCACTAGTAGTCCCACCAAAAGGTGGCAAAGCAATACCATATACACGGACAACTACAGTTGCAGGTTCATTAGATGATGGCACTGCACTAGTAGCCTGGAAGTTACGTATGGCAGCAGCAGGATTAACACTGCGCCCTGACTTATTACTGGCTGCAAGCGCAGCACGTGATAACAAGTTAGAGATGGATAAGTTAGTAGAAGATGCAATGGAAGCAGCAGGTGCAACAGCACAGGCTACTATCGGCACTGCTATTCATACTCTTACAGAAAAGTTAGACAGAGGTGAAGACCTTGGCGTTATACCTGAAGACTATGTTGCTGACATACAAGCATACGCAGATGCAACAAAGAACTTTGAGAATGTAAACATCGAACAGTTCTGCGTGTTAGATAAGTATAAGATAGCAGGCACACCTGACCGCATCGTAAGATACAAAGGTGAGTTGTTTATCTCTGACCTAAAGACTGGTAGTATTTCCTACCCAAATAAAATTGCTATGCAGTTAGCGGTATACGCACACGGCTTGCCGTATGACCCCGCTACGGCAACCCGTTCAGCATGGGGAGATGTCAATCAAGATAAGGGAATCATTGTCCACCTACCAGCAGGTAGTGGTAAATGTGAACTGCATTTCGTTGATATCAAACAAGGTTGGAAAGGTATAGAGTTAGCAATGAAAGTAAGAAACTTTAGAGATGCAAAGAAATCTCTAGTAACCCCTATCAAGGAGAATGAATGACCCACAGCGAAGCACCAATCAGTATCACAGTTAAATCAGCAGCAGGTTCACTAGTAACACTACGTGCTACAACAGCAGAAGAACTAGACCAAGTTGTTGCATTATCAATCGCATCATTAGCATCAGCAACAACAGAACTAGAAGCAGCAATTCGTGGTGCTAATGCAGCAGTCCCACCACAACCACAAGCAGCAACAATTGCTGCGCAGTTTGGCGGAACAATCATTAGCGAACAGCCATCAGCAACACCAGGACAAGGTGCACGTATGTGTCCTCATGGTGCAATGACTCGCATTCATGGTTTAACAGGTAAGTTTGGTCCATACAAAGGACACTTCTGCCCTGCTAGACAAGGCGACCCAACAAAATGCACAACACAATATGTCAAGGCAGGTTCACCAGAGTTTGCTACATTCGTAGCAGACCAAACAAAGGCATAGATGAAAACATTACGCCGTAGTATAGGCAAAGCAGAGGTGGGGGGAGAACCATTACCCCCACCTTTTCAGGCTTTCCAACGTGAAGGAATTATTCTGCGTAGAGCAGAAGTTACTATCATTGCTGGAACTCCAGGCTCAGGCAAGTCAAGTATTGCATTACATGTAGCAGCAAGATTAAAACAACCAACATTATATTTCTCTGCTGACACTAATGCACATACTATGGCTATGCGTTTGCTTGCAATGAAAGCAAAGATAACTCAATCAGCAGCAGAACTTATGCTCAAGACACAGCCAGGATTAGCAGAACAATACTTAAGAGAGTTTAATAATTTATACTGGTCATTTGAACCTAGTCCATCGCTCAAAGATTTAGATGATGAAGTGTCTGCATTTGAAACTATGTGGGGCAGAAGCCCTGCGCTTATAGTAGTAGATAACTTAATGGATATAGCAACAGATGGTGGCGAAGAGTTTGCTGCTATGCGTGCAGTCATGAAAGAACTTAAGTATCTTGCAAGAGATACCAATGCATGCGTATTGGTGTTACATCATACTAAAGAAGGTGCGTTTGGTAATCCATGCCAGCCACGTTCAGCACTACAAGGTATGGTCAGTCAGATACCAGCAATGGTATTAACAATAGGACAACAGATGCAAGGGCAAGATGTATACTTGTGTGTAGCCCCAGTTAAAAATCGCTATGGCAAAGCAGACTTTACTGGTAACACATATGTATCACTATCATTTGACCCAGCATCTATGTATCTTGAGGACATCAGCCGTGATTACAATCAGACAGTGTTACAAGTATGAGCAACCCAGCCAAAGCCAAAGGTTCAGGAGCAGAACGAGATGTAGTTAAGTATCTCAAGCAATGGTTTCCTTATGTAGATAGACGACTGGCTGGTGCAACACTAGATAAAGGTGACATCAGTGGTATACCTGGAGTTACAATAGAGATTAAGAATCATGCTAAGATGAATCTCGGTGGATGGATAGAAGAATTGTTAACCGAAATGGCTAACGATAAAGCATGGACAGGCGTAGTGTGGCACAAGAGGAAGGGAAGGGGAAGCCCTGCCGATTGGTATTGCACTATGCCTGGACATGTTTATGTAGATTTATTATCAAGAGTATTAATTGGAGGATATAAAGATGATAAAGAAAATGCTTAAAGAAATAGAAGAACAAATAGAATGGCATAACAAACTAATGTTATCTGATTGGCACAAAGATAACCAAGTAATGCAAGATGGGCATGCAATAGCAGCAATGTCATACGAAAGAGCAGCCCAGATAATTAGAAAACATGCAGCAAAAGCCAAGCATTGAAGAGTATCTCAATTACATAAGCGCCACTGTGCCTGCTATGGGCAGCGGCTGGCGCAAGATGAAGTGTCCATTCCATGACGACAGTCATGCAAGCGCAGCAGTTAACTATGATAAGAATGCATTCATATGTCATGGATGCGGAGTAAAGGGTGATACATACTCACTCATAATGCACAAAGAAGGAGGGAGTTATCGTGAGGCTATCAAATTCGCAGCGTCAGTTCTTACTACAGGCGACACAGAGATACACCAGCAAAATAGAAATAGCAAAGGACTATCTAGAAAACCGCAGTCTATCGGTAGAAGAGGCAAACATATTTCATCTGGGAGTGGTAGACGAACCGCTCCCAGGGCATGAGCCATACAAAGGTAGACTTGCAATACCATACATAACACCATCAGGTGTAGTAGATATTAGATTTCGTGCTATGCATGGCGAAGACCCTAAGTATTTAGGACTAGTAGGTAGCAAAACAACTATGTTTAATACACAAGCCTGCTTTGTTGCAGATAAATATATCTGTGTCACCGAAGGTGAGTTCGATTGTATTATGATGTCAGTTAAAACTGCACACCCAACAGTAGGTATTCCAGGTGCTAACAATTGGAAGCCACATTACAATAAAATACTTGACGACTTTGATGTTGTAATTGTATTAGCAGATGGTGATACAGCAGGCTTAGAGTTTGGCAAGAAGGTAAGCAGAGAGTTAGGTAATGTTAATATCATTAGCATGCCTGAAGGTGAAGATGTAAATAGCATGATAACTAAACAAGGGAGTGAGTGGATAGATGAGCGAGTCAGAGAATGCATTACCGCTGGACAATAGTTTCTGGGAACACTGTGAACATTTGAATTTTACTATTGGATTGCCAGTATCTGAAACAAGAATGATGGACTTAATCCAAGTCCTTAAAGATATATATTTTACAATTGACGAAGATGTTTTAGAAGCACAGAAGTTAATTATAACTATGGCTGCTATCTTAGTTGCATCTAAAGATGGCAAGGCTGATAAGATATGGGAAGAGTTAAGCGTTCAGGAAGCAATGAAAGATGTTGATATGCACATTAAGGACATACTAAATGAAGGATAAGCAAGACGCTGAAGTCATTGTAAACCGCCTACTTCAGATACTTTACAAGAAGCATGAAGACTATGGTCCTCTCAATATTGCAGGCGCACCTGGCGGTCCAATGAACGGACTGCGTGTGCGTATGTATGACAAACTTGCACGACTCAACAACCTCATAGATACAGGCGACACGCCCAACTATGAATCAATTGAAGATACACTTATAGACCTGGCTAACTACGCTATCATTGGTCTACTTGTCCAACGTGGACAATGGAAAGGTGTTACCAATGAACCGATTGTTGAAAAGGTAAACCATGTCAAAAAGAGTAGTAGTCCTGAGCGACCTACAGATTCCGTATCACGACAAGCGAAGCGTGCAAGTAGCAATAGATTTCGTGAGGTATTATAAACCTGATGAACTATGGTGTGTAGGTGATGAACTAGATGCACCCGAACCAAGTCGTTGGAACAAGGGTATGGCTGGTGAGTATGCCGATACATTGCAAGAAGGTATTGATAAGACACATGAAATCATGGCAGCATTTCGTGCTGCACTAGGTAAGAATAAAAAGTTTTACATTCAACGCAGTAATCATACTGACCGCATTGATACATACATGCGTAAGTATGCACCTGCATTCTCGTCACTTAAATCATTAGAGATTGAAACTTTACTAGGCTACGACAAGATAGGTGTTACATATCTACATCGTATGCATGAGTTACTTCCTGGCTGGGTAATGGCACATGGTGACGAAGGCGCACTTAACCGTGCACCAGGGGCTACTGCTTTAAACTTAGCCAAGTCTTTAGGCAAGTCAGTAGTGTGTGGACACACACATCGTGTTGGTTTGCAACATGAAACACGTGGCTTCTATGGTAATACACATACATTGTTCGGTCTTGAAGTGGGACATATGATGGATATAAAGCAGGCTAGTTACTTAACATCAGGCAATGCTAACTGGCAACAAGGCATCGGTATCTTAGTAGAGTCAAAGGGTAAGGTTACTCCACACGCAGTATCAATTATCAATGGAGAAATTAATATCCCATGATTAATTACATTGCGGAATACAACGATATGGTCAATGCATTAGCGGCTGAATACAGCCGCAAGTATTCAATGCTTGAGCGTGATGATATTGCGCAAGAACTATGGGTTTGGTTTGTTGCACATCCACGCAAGTTTAAAGAATGGTCAGAGTTAGAGCAGAAGGACCGCGACAAGTTGATTGCTAAGTCACTACGCAATGCAGCAATTACTTATTGTGAATACGAAAAAGCAAAGAAGATAGGTTACGATAGGTCTGACTTGTATTACTATGACCCTTCAGTAGTAGAAGCATTCTTGCCTTCTATTATCTCAGAAAGTTATACAATACCAATTAAGATTCAAGACCTTAACTCTAAGTTTGGTAGCGATGATGTTACGGATGGCAACAATTGGTTAGCCCTTCGTTCTGATATAGCATCATCTTACTACAAACTATCTGAATCAAAACAAAATGTCTTACGTTTGCGCTTTAGTGTAGACCAACCAGACTGGGCAGAGATAGCCAAGGATATGAATAGCACACCAGATGGTGCTCGTATGAAAGTGCAACGTGCTATTAACTCTTTGATTAAAAATCTAGGTGGCTGGAAACCACAATCTACTAGTGAAGATGACAAAGTATCAGATGACATTCGACCTCAGGGGTGAGCCTATCTTTACCTGCATCTGCGGGTCAGAGATGTGGAACATCAAGGTAGTTTGGGATAAAGAAGATAGAACAATAGGCATGTATTTACTAGAGCAAACCTGTGTATTATGCGGTGCGATAGCAACCGCACCTACAGAAATAGATGGGAATGATTGTGCCTGAATATCCTAACTGGTTTGAAGGTCAGAAGTATAACTTTGAAGAACATCTTAAAGAGTTTAAAGGTAAGCCTGGCTTAAGATTTTTACAACTCGGTGCATACACAGGTGATGCAAGTGAATGGTTGTTAACCAACATACTAACTGACCAATCTTCTACTTTGCTTGACGTAGATACTTGGGAAGGTAGTGATGAAGCAGAGCATAAGTCTATTAATTTTAGTAATGTATATGAGTTCTACAAGAAACGAATGGAACCCTACACAAACATGCGTTCAGTAAGAAATAATACTGAAAACTTTTTGCGTAGCAACAAAACAATTTATGATTTTATTTATGTAGATGCTAACCATACAGCCGATGCTGTAGCATCTGATGCTGAGTATTCTTGGGAACTATTAAAGCGAGGTGGTATCCTTGCCTTTGATGATTATATGTGGGGTCAAGATATGAAACCTGAACTCACGCCAAGACCAGCCATTGATAACTTCCTTGAATTTCATGAAGGCGAGTATACTATTTTAACTAAAGACTACCAAGTTTGGATACAAAAAAATGCCTAACTACGATTTTAAATGCAGCACTTGTAACTCAATCCTTGAAGTGCAAGACCCAACACCAATGCCATGCACTACATGTGGCAATACTATGGAACGGATATGGACAGTGCCTGGAATAAAGTTCAACGCATCAGGGTTCTACAGCACAGATAAATGATACTCTTTGAGAACGAAGCAAACTGCGCAAGCGTAGACCCAGAGATATTCTTTCCTAAGAATAGAGGTGGATATGACTTTATGCCTGCACTTAAAGTTATATGTGGTTCATGTTTTGCTAAAGATGAATGCTTAGATTATGCCGTAAGGCATAGTGTTATGGGTTACTGGGGCAACACAACAGAGCAGCAACGTAGAGCAATAAGAAGAAAACGCGGCATCAAACCTGAGCCGCTACTAGAAAGGGAAAGAGAATATGACCTATCAGACGATAGCAGTAGGCGTAGCATTGGGGTTAGCGATATATAATATCGCTGCTGGAATTGTAGATTTTGCAGTAACTAAATATCATATCTATAAATGGAACCACGTTCTTGACAATGTGGAATGGTCAGACTACGACGAACCAGTAAAGAAACCTCGCAAGAAAAAGTAGGCACAAAAAAAGAACCCCAGTCGGTAGGTTAAGTTACCAACTGGGGTCTTTTAATTTCTAATTACTTCTTAACAAGACCAAATTCTTTGGCTGACTTGTCAATATATTTAGCAGCAGGTCCTACGAAACCAGCAATAAAAGCGTAAGCCAATACCTTTGGGTCTGTTTGTCCTGCCATATAAAGAGCAATTACTGATGCTCCTGCTGCACGTGCATAAGTTAATGCTACTTGCTTGAGTGTATTGATGTTCATTCTGTCTCCTTTAACTCTGCTTCGAAAGCAGGTCTACCAAAACCAACCACAAATGGTAACAAGCCACGCTTATTCTTCGTTTTAAAAGCACGAGTTCTAATTGCTACTTGTCCTCCATTTGCCTGTGAGCCTTTTGCTTTGCCCTCAGGTGAGGTATTTCCTTCAATGGTGGTTATAGTTCCATCTTTATTGTTCTTGAGAACAATGCCAACATGCTCTACTGCTGCGCCACCTTCAATAAAGTCAAAGAACACAATATCTCCTGGCTTTGGCTTTGCAGTTTCTGCATTACTCCAAGTGCCTAAGCCTTGGAATCCTGCTTTGCCAGCAGGTGTGTATACACAATTAGGAACTTTTATTCCTGCTTGCTTTGCTACCCACATAACAAATGAACCACACCAAGGTTGGAAGTTCATCTTAGTAAACTTGCCATACTTGGTTTCATTATCTTTAGGACCTTCAACAGTTCCTACTTCTGCTTGTGCTATCTCTAAAAACTTTGTTGCTGTGCTCATGCTTTCTCCTTCTTTGCCCTCTTGTCCACAGAAGCAAATGCTTCATTGATTTCTGCTGTTGTTAGTTTGCCATCATCAAGAAAAGCGCGGGCTAGTTTTTCAACTACCGTTGCTACACCTAAAGTTCCAGCAAGTATTACTGCTTTAACTGTGCTAATACCAACGACTGCACCTGCACCAATAACTGATAAACCAGAAGCAGCAAAAACTGCTACTATTCTCATGAAAATATTATTAATATTTTTCATTCTTTATCCTTTGGATTACGTAACCAATAAGTTGCTGACCAAACAACCAATGTAAATACAATGGCATAGCCAACAACAGTTTTGGCTGAGCCATCAAGCACAACCCAAGCCACGAACATTCCTAGTAAGGTCCAAGCCTGACCTAAGAAGTCTGATAACCAATGTTTCATTATGGTTTTCTCCTATATGCTATGGTCCCCACTGATGCTGCTGCAGTTAAAGCAGACTGTGTGGCTATGCCACCTACGATTACTGCTGCAACAATTGTTTCTTCTGATTCTTTACGCTCTTTTGCTGACATATCTGCACCAATACTTCCTAATGCTAGAAGTGCTTGGGCTGGGTCTGTAAAGAGTGCGCTTACTAATGCTGCTGGATTCTCCAAAACTACAAGTGCTGCTGCTATCTCAGCAGTTATAACAATTTCGTTACCATTCTCATCCTCACGAATTTGAACTGGTGTTTGTGGGGGTAGGTCAGCATATGTAAGACCTGCCTCTGCTATGGCTTCAGCGGTTACCGCTTCGCCATCGGCTGCCTCTATTAAGGCATCAGCAATTAATTCTTTTTCCTCATTAGTAGAGTCTTCATCTGCCACCATAGGTGGTTCTTCTGCTAGAGCAGGAGGCTTTTCTTCTACTGCTGGTGGTTCTTCCTCTACCAAAGGTGGTTCTTCTGCCTCCATAGGGGGTTCCTCAGCCTCTATAGGGGGTTCTTTTGCCTCCGCAGGAGGTTCTTCTACAGGCGTAGGAGGCTCAGGTTCTACCACTGGTGGCTCTGGCTCTTCAACAGGAGGTTCTGGTTCTATTACTGGAGGTTCAGGTTCTACCGCAGGAGGCGGGTCAGGTATGACCGCAGGCGGTGGGCTTGGAATAACTATAGGTGGTTCAGGTTGTGGAGTAGGAGCAACAGGAACTGGCTCAACTACTACAGTTATAGTTTCTTGAACTACAGTAGATGTGTCTACAACTGTAGGTGTATCTACAATTACAGTAGGAGTATCAACAACTACTGTCAGTGTATCTACTACTACAGTAGGAGTATCTACTATAACTGTGGATGTGTCCACAATTACAGTAGAAGTATCATTTGCTGGAGGGGTTTCTGGTTCTGGCTCTGGTTCAGGCGCAACCCCGTTATACCAACGCAATGATTCATCTGCTAGGTTGTCAGATACATAAGTTGATTGATGCACTATCTCACAATAAAGCGCAGCAATATTTCCACGATTATTAAAGAACTGATTTGAGTTGTTCCAACCTGTAGTAAATGTTCCGTTGCTACAAGTTATTTGAACTGGACCAGTGTCAACCGCATTAGCAGATGGCAAATGAAACAAAGATGTTGCAAAAATTATTGCTAGTGTTACTAAACTACTTTTTGTCTTCGGAAAGAAGAATATAAATTTGGTCAACACGGGCTTCCAATCGATTCACTTGGTCTTTGACTGAACTGCCCCCGTTAATCTTAAGTTCACTTAAATAATGTTTTACTAACCATCTAACTGAACCTACAAAACTTGCTACTATAGTTGTAACTGCGACTGCTAATCCAGCCCATTCTACTGCTGTCATTATACTGTCCTAACAACTATATCTATTACTCCACCAAAACCATCAAAGCGTTTATCAGGTGGTGTCATACGAGTGAATGAAATTTGTTCAATAACTACTTGGCGTTGTTCGCCAGTAGTTAAGTCTTGCCAAATAAGAACATCGCCGTTCTCTTCTAGTTCTTCAAGAGTTAATAAGCGAGCATGTGCTCTGCCTTCATAACCAACTTGAACATTATATTTATCTGTTTCAACGTCAAAGCAATAAACTGGAAACTTCATAACACGTTGACGTGGTGTTGCAATTGTTGCTTTAGCCTGATAGCCCTTAAATATAGGACCAAGAGATGATGTTGTTCCATCTCGATACATAATAAATTTATAGGCTACATATTCTTGGGCTGACTCAGGTTGATTGGTAGCAACTTCAATAGGATTAATAGATGAATCATATGAGATATGGTCATACTCAACTCCATCTTTATCTACTGTTTCAAGAGTCATAGAACCCTTAGAAAAATCACCGCGACCAAGAAGACGTTTAAAGTTTTTGGGTTCTAGTGTGCCATAGCGAATATAACCACTAGTTAAATAACCACTAGGGGTTAATGTTGCGCTTGCTTCTATGTTAATACTACCTACCTTGTTAACTTTACCAACAGGTGATACGGCAGTAGATGCTACGT